CAGTCCGTCGTTTGCCGTCGTGGATGAGCTACACGTACACAAGACCAGTGAGGTCTACGATGTACTAAACGTCGCCTCTGGCGCAAGAGCCCAGCCTTTGTTGTTTACCATTACAACAGCCGGGGTAAACCGCGAAGGTATTTGCTACCAGGTACGTGACTACGCTCTCAAAATACTTGAGGGTCACGTTGACGACGATACCTTCTTCTCGCTTGTGTACGGCATCGATGATGAGGACGACTGGCGGTTGCCAGAAACTTGGCAGAAAGCTAATCCAAATTACGGAGTGTCCGTACAGCCTGACGACCTGGCTAGGCTGAGTAAGCAAGCTGAGGAATCACCATCGGCTGAGACCAACTTTAAGACAAAACGCCTCAATGTCTGGTGCTCGACAAACAGCGCTTGGCTGTCTATGTCAGCGTGGGATGCGTGCAATAAACACCGTCCACCAATCAGCGATTTTAAAGGCCAGCCGTGCTACATCGGGCTTGACCTGGCTTCAGTAAACGACTTTGCGTCTGTCGCTTTGTTGTTTCAGAAAAACGGCGAACTATACCCATACGTCTACAACTTCCTGCCTATGGAAACGATCGTAGATAAGTCGGGAGCTATGGGCGCTAAGTATCGAGAATGGTTAGACAAAGGCTACATTATCGCTACCGATGGGTCGGTCACAGATCTGACGTACATCAAGCAGAAAATACTAGAAGCTTGTGAGCAGTATCACGTCAAACAAATAGCTTTTGACCCCTACGGAGCTCATGAGCTTGTGAGTGAACTGATGGACCAGGGGCTACCTATGGTCAAGTTCCCACAGAACATCATGAACATGTCAGACCCAGCTAAAGAGTTTGAGAAAGCCGTGCTGAGTAAACGCATGGTTCACGGTGACGACCCAGTCGTCCGCTGGATGGCGAGTAACTCCGTCATTTGGACTGACGTAAACGACAACATCAAAGTTAAAAAAGACGCTGCCGCAAACAAGATCGACGCAGTAATCGCAATCATCATGGCCCTGGGTCGGATGAAGGTCCACGCAGGACTACAACCGTCCCCCTACGAAACGCGCGGTATTCGCACACTTTAGGAGCTCCTATGGCATTTTGGAACAAGAAGTCAGAGGCGGCTGATCAGAAAAGCATAAGCTACGGCCTCGATAGCCCGGCACTGATGGAACTAATGATGCGAGGTGACAAGCCCTCGCTTAGCGCCGTTAGTCCAGAAACAGCTATGCGACTGTCGACCGTGTACTCGTGCATCAAAGTGCTATCAGAGACAGTAAGCACACTGCCTTGCCATCTTTATAAGCTTAGCGCTGACCGCATCAGTAAGACGCATCAATGGTCGGACATAATGCACTCCCTGGTACATCGATCGCCTAATGATTGGCAGACCGCGCAAGAGTTTTGGCAAATGCAGGTCGTCAATCTGTGTTTACGCGGGGAATAGCTATAGCTACATCGTTCGGGGCGACTCGGGCCGCGTTGTTTCATTACACCCGATCCCCACCGATTCCGTATCGGTCGATGTCCAACATCAAAACCAAATTACATACCACGTCACCATCGGTGAGAAAGGTAGCCAGCGCACAATGATGCTAAAGCCCAGCGAAGTGCTTCATTTCAAGGGTATGACCACTGACGGCATTCGAGGTATATCGCCCATTTCTTACCAGGGCAGTCTCTTTAGGTGGTGCTATCGAGCAACGAGACCACGCTAACAATGTGTTCTCAAACGGCAGCACACCTCGTGGCGTTTTACAGGTCGACGGCACGCTCAGCGACGATGCGTACAAGAATTTAAAGGAATCTTGGGATTCAGCACATGGCGGGACTCGTAACGCAAATCGCGTTGCACTACTCGAAGCTGGTGTGAAGTTTGAGCCGATCTCTATGAGTCCTGGCGATGTACAGCTCATCGAAACCAGAAAGCTTTCCCGCGAAGAGATCTGCGGAATCTTCCGAGTACCGCCGCACATGATTGCTGACCTGTCGCGAGCTACGTTCTCAAACATTGAGGCTCAAGGTTTAGATTTCTACAAATCGGCTATATCGCCTTATCTGAAATCTTTCGAAAACCGAATGGACTATCAGCTCCTGGGCGACAGCACTCGATGCTTTAAGTTTGACGTCTCCGAGCTAATTCGTGGCGACTTCCAGGGCGAAGTTGAGGCTTACAGCAAACTGCTGACTATGGGCGTTATGTCTCCCAACGAAGTTAGGTCACGCCTGGATATGAACCCCCGCGAAGGTGGGGGATGACTATGTCAGCGACAGTAACAACCTGACATTCGGTAACGAAGACGAGCCTCAGCAAGAACAACCCCAAGAAGAGCAGAACCAGGAGGACACACCAGATGGTGAACCTAGTTCCTACTGAGCAGATGGCCGCAAATGCAAAACGCGGCCTAGCGATGCGGCGTGAGTACAACCGAGGTGGTACAGCAGTTGGCGTAGCCAGGGCAAGAAGCATTGCCAATCGTCAAAAGCTTAGCCCTAAGACAGTAAACCGCATGGTTTCGTTTTTTGCGCGTCACGCAGTTGATTCTGAGGCTGAGGGCTACCGATCAGGTGAGCCAGGATATCCATCGGCTGGAAAGATCGCCAATCTACTTTGGTCAGGCCCCGCAGGTTATGCCTGGGCTAAACGAAAGCAACGAGAATTAGAGAAATCAAACGAGGTTCCTATGAAAAAGGTATTTCACCTTGAAGACGTCAAGCTTTATCAAGAAAACGACGAGCGCAAATTCGAAGGCTACGCCAGCACGTTTGGCAATATGGACCGTCAAGGCGACGTTGTCGATTCTGGAGCTTTTTCAAAAAGCCTGGCTGACCACGGCATACAGAAAACTATGCCAGCGATGCTTTTACACCACGATTTAAAGCGTCCGATTGGCCGCTGGACATCGATGGTAGAAGACCAAAAAGGCCTACGAGTCACCGGCACATTAACCGCTGGCGTTCGCGATGCCGATGAGGCCTACGCATTACTTAAAGACGGAGCCATAAATAGCATGTCTATTGGCTACCGAGTGCGCGATGAGGAGTACAACTCGCGCAGTAAAGCTAATCACCTTAAAGAGATTGATCTGCATGAGGTCTCTTTAGTGACTATTCCCGCCAACGCTTCGGCAGTCGTATCGGCTGTTAAAGACGAGGCCGGAGACATCAACATCCGCGAATTAGAGACTGTCCTGCGCGACGCTGGGCTCTCTAGAAAAGAAGCAAAGGCCATTTTGGCTGACGGCTTCAAGGCGCTAGATGTTGATGAAGAGGAGTTGATTGAGAAGGCTCAAGATGAGTGTGACGCTCAAATCGAGATTGATCATCAGCGACTCAAGGCGATGCTGGACAAACTAACCATCATCAAATCCAAACCCACGCAATAGGTAATTGTTATGACAGAAGAAACAAAAACTGTCGAGGACGTTTTAGTTGCATCGGTAGAGGACGTCAGCCTCGAGGTCGTTGAGAAGACCATCGATGAGGTTGTGTCTAAGAACGAAGCCGTGACCGCTGAAAACGCGTCTCTCAAAGCTGAAGCTGAAAAAGCCTCAGAAGAACTAGTGGCTATTAAAGCCGATCTCGAAGAGATCAAGGCCAAGCAAGCCGCCCCAACTTTCATCCGCAATCTTGGAGATAAACAAGACATGGAATCTAGAGATTTATTCAAGACCTTTATCAAGGAAGGCGCTGACGGTCTGCGCAGCAAAGCTGCTGACCTCCAGATCTCAACCGATGCTCAAGGCGGCTACGCTTTGCCAGAAGAGCTCCGTCAAGAGATCATCAAAATCCAGCACGAAGTATCACCTATGCGTCAGGTATGTTCTGTCGCCCAGGCCGCTACTACAGATGTAAAGCAACTCGTTAGTACAGGTAGTGCAGCTTCAGGATGGGTTGGTGAAACTACTGCACGCGCACAGACTGATTCACCCGAATTGGCTCAGCGCACTGCAACCTTTGGTGAAGTGTATGCACGTCCTCGTGTATATCAGCACCTCATCGAAGATGGCTTCTTCAATGTAGAAGATTGGCTGTTAGGCGAAGTTGCTCGTCAGTTCTCAGAAGCAGAGGGCGTAGCCTTCTTGTCTGGCAACGGCACCAACAAGCCCGTCGGTATCTTGAACGGTCTGACTTTAAACGCAGACGGTGCGGCTAATGACGGCACTGGTGCCTTTGAGGTTCTGAACACAGGAACTAACAACGCTATCGCTGCTTCAGACGCCGCCACAATTGAGTTCTTACGTACAGTCGTAAAGGCTGTTAAGACTCCTTACCTGCCTAACTGCCGCTGGATGATGAACAGATCTACCCACCAGGCCCTCATCAACCTCAAGAACAGCGACGGCGAGTACTTCCTCCAGCGTGATCTCACGCAAGCTGGTGCAACGTCTTTGTTCGGCCACGGAATCGTTATCAACGAAGACATGGACGGAATCGATGAGGCAGCTCACAGCGCACCAATTATGTTTGGTGACTTCGCTCGTGCGTTCCAGATCGTCGACCGCGTTGACGTAAGCGTCCTACGTGACCCCTACACCAACCCAGGATCGGTAATGTTCTACAGCCGTAAGCGTGTTGGCTCTATGGTCCTTGACGCACAGGCAATGAAGGTTGTGGGCGTAACACACGCTTAATTAACAGTTGAAGGAGAAATGCTATGGCAGACCCCGTGACTTTTGCAGAAGCGAGACTTCACTTGCGTCTGCCTAGCACCATTGACAGTGATGAACAGGCAGAGATCGAACGTATGATTTCTGTAGCGACTGAATACGCTGAGTCGTTCACCAATCGAGTCTGGTCTACAGGTTCGAAGACGGTTTACTTCGATGCGTTTCCGCTACGCGGTAGTCGTAACAAGCTTGGTTTGTACTTGCCTGGAGGCAAGATCAGCGGCATCACATCTGTAACCTTACTATGACTCGGACTATGCCCAGCAGACGCTGGCGAGCTCCTTGTATCGCTTAGTAGGCGCTACAGATTTGGCTTACCTTTACCCCGCAATGGGTGAGGTCTGGCCTACCGATGTCGCTGATGAACCAAAGCATGTTGCGGTGACTTACGCGCTAGATGGTTCAGTTTCTGTTCCAGCTTCCGTCAAGCAAGCTATCTTGCTGGTTATGGGATCACTGTATGAGTACCGTGAAGACGGCATTATTGATAATGCTGGTTTGGCGCTTGTGAAAGCCCCAAAAGGTGCTGATGACCTTCTCTCTCCATACCGACTACGCATAGCGTAAGGGGGGACAATGAGAGCAGGTTCACTGAGGCATACAGCAACTATCTATCAACGTGCAACTTCACCTGATGCCTACGGAGCTCTTGACCACACCATGACTGCTGATTCTGTCACTCACAAGTGCAGCATCAAACAACGAACTTTTAGAGAGCGTGCAGAAAATGGTCAGTTAATGAGTCGGATCGAGTTCGAGCTACAGTTCCGCTATAGCCCCGAACTTGAGCTGTTAAATCCCGGCGCTCAAATCAGCGTTGCTGGTCGCTTGCTTGAGGTTCTGAGTAGTTCAGACCCAAAGGGTAAACGTCAGAACGTGGTGATCTACGCGGAGGACGTCAGATGATTGACCAGTCCCTCCGTACTTACATCCTTGGTGATTCAACAATCACTTCAAAGATAGCTACTAACGGCGTCTACCCACAACGGCTACCGCAGGAAGTCGACAAGCCTTGCATCGTTTACACGGTACAAGACGGAATCGAAAGCCTAGGTCGCTGGGGGTGTGTCGGCGTTACGTCGTTATCAAGTTGACCTTACAGTCTTCGCAGAGAAGTACAGCGATATGCGTGAGATTACTCAAGCAGTCGTAGCTTCTATGAACGGCCTGTCTACAACGCAAAGTGGTGACCTAATCCAGGGGTGCCGTATCCACAACATCGTCAATGATTTTGAGGAAACCCTTCAACTATATACATCAACCTTAGACCTAGTCTTAATCGTTAAGGAGAGCTAACGCAATGGCAGCAATTCAAGCGCCCTTCACAGGGCAAGAAACAAAGCTGTATGCGAAAGCGAGTGCTCATACACTCGCCAGCCTCGTAGCCGGTGACTTAGTCGGTGAAGTTCAGAACATCGGAGACATGGAGCTCTCCGCGAACGTAATCGAAGTCAGCAAATACGGGTCAGCATACAAAGGTAAACTGGTAGGCCAGAAAGACAGCGGCACAATTGATATTAGTCTTAACTGGGTTCCAGACTCGTCTACACAATCAGCACAAGCATTGATGCAGTCGTCTTACTCATCAGGCGCGAAGGTCTACTTCGTTGTCGTATGGGCAGACGCTGGCTCAGGCTTAGCTGCATGTGAGTTTAGCGGGTATGTCCAAAGTTACAGCATCAGCCAGCCACTGGAAGATGTAGTCACAGTCAACGTCAGCATCAACATTGATGGTGCGGTTACGTTCGACACTGACGGTACTTTAGGCAGTTAAATATAGCGGGACACTCTTAACGGGGTGTCTCGTTTTTTTTTGGTCAGGAGGAGATAACAGATGGCACTAAGTAGAGATCAGATTTTAGGAGCGGTTGACTTTAACTTTGTCGACGTTGACGTCCCTGAGTGGGGTGGAAGCGTTCGCTTAAGAGGTTTGTCGGCAGCAGAGCGTGATGAGTTTGAGGCAAGCCTTGGTGTTAGCCAGGACTTAGTCAACATGCGAGCACGGCTTGTAGTGAACTGCCTGGTCGATGAGAACGGCGACAAGCTGTTCAAGTCCAGCGAGGCAAAAGAGCTAGGTAAGAAGAACGGCCAGGTAATCAACATGCTGTTCGATGAGGTCAGAAAGCTGTCAGGTATGGCAGACGAAGACTTAGGAATCGCCGAGGGAAACTAAAAGACCCAGTGCGGCGATTTAAGTTTCGCCTGGCACTCGCATTGGGTATGACCGTCAGGCAACTTGAGACCCAGATTGAAAGCTCTGAGCTATTGGAGTGGATGGTGTTCTTTGGTCTTGAGCCCTGGGGGTCTGTCCGCGAGGACTATAGAGCTGGGCTTATCACCGCAACGCTTGTAAACGTCAACGGCGGCAAGAAAGGCGGTAAGCCAGCTCAACCCGACGATTTCTTTACGCTTTACAGTCGACACAGCAACAGACGACAAAGCAACCAACAACAGATGAACATCTTTAAACGGATTGCGGAGTTCCAAAATGGCTAGAGACTTTAGAGAGGTAAAGCGTCGTGGCGGTATCTACACAGAGTTTACTGTCGACGGCCTCAGCGCTATAGAAAAAGAGTTTATGAGAATGGAGAAGGAGCTTCGTACTCAGGAAGGTAAAAACGCCATGACCTCCACCATGAAGCCCGTCATGGCAAACGTCAAAGGCAACATCCGACGACAAGGGATTAACAGACACAGAGTCCCTGCATCGGTCAGGGAGAATCACCAATGGACATGTGAAGCCGCAAGACTTGGTCTGTGATGTCCGGTTCGGAACTGACAGGCGCGGCAGTTATAAACGTAATGCGCGAGCTACAGCGAACAAGAAAGGTGATCGCAAACCGGCATACGCTTTGCAGAACGAATTCGGAACAAAGGACAGCGCCTTCGGCCCGACAAAGGAACGACCGTTTATGCGTCCAGCATTTGACGGTAAAGAAGTGCAGATAGCAGAGAGACTAAAACAAAGACTAAAGAATCGAATTATCAGATTCAAACTACCGTAAGAGGCTTACGACATGGCTACTTCAGTACTAAGAACGCTCGCAATACGCTTGCGGATGAACTCAGCGGCCTTTCGTAAAGACGTTGACCAGGTAGACAAGCGCTTTAGAAAAATGACGTCGAGTATGCGTCGTAGCTCTATGCAGTTCCAGAATAGCCTGGGACAGCTAGGAGTCACGCTTGCCAGCGGCTTTGGTATGGCGGCAGTCGCTAACGCAGCAGATGAAATGACCAACCTGCGTAACAAGATGAAAGCGACATTTGAGACAAGCCGTGAAGTCGCCATAGGTATGAATCAAATACGATCAATCGCTAAGGCATCTCGCTCAGACCTATCATCAGTCGGTACGCTTTATCAGCGTATTGCAGTATCTACAAAACACCTGGGAACAACGCAAAGAGAAGTAGCAGACGTTACTGAGGTCATCACGAACTCATTCTTGATGTCAGGCACAACGGCATCAGAAGCGGCTAACTCAGCACGCCAATTTGCCCAGGGTTTAGCCAGTTCTGCTCTTAGGGGAGATGAGTTCAGGAGCGTCAGCGAGAATAACGTCGTACTAACAAACATGCTGGCCGATGGTCTAAACATGACGGTCGGCGAGCTTCGTAAGTTTAGTCACGAGGGCGGTCTTACCGCAGAACGTATACTACCGATACTACGTGGCGAGCTAGAGGGAACACGGGAAGCCATCTCGAATATGGACGTGACACTTTCCCAGGCTAGAACATTATTCAACAACTCCTTTACCGAAATGGTTGACCGAGTCAACTCAGCGTTTAACGTCACCAATAAACTCGCAGTTGTAATTAAAACGCTTTCGGAAAACATACACATCGTAACCGTTGCCGCAGCAGGGTTAGCCAGCGTATTGATGGTCAACGTGGTTCGAGGGTTTCTCGCTTGGATTGCTGTGTCTACTTTCACAACTGTCACGGCGATTGGCGGCTTACTTAGCGCTGTCATTGGCTTAACGTCATTCTTAGTTCGCGGCTTTGTAGCCGGGTTAGCCGCAGCAACCAGCGCGATTGTTAGGTTTAGCATAGCGCTATTGGCTAACCCAATCGGCCTGATTGTGACCGGAGTTGTAGCGCTTGGCGCTGCTTTGGTTTACGCACAGGAACGCTTTGCCATACTTGAAAACGGGCTGGCGCTCTTTGACAAGATGAAGACGATTGTGGGTGCCACAGTCGATGTCATAAAAGCTGAGTTTGAAAAAGCGCTTTTGAACATCGAAATCTTCTTTGCAGGTATTCGCAAGAAAATCGCCGACGTGCTGTTTGATCTAGGCGCGGACACTCTTGCCAACGGTATCCTGCCGGATGAAGGCGTTGGCGTACTTGTCGCTCGAATGAACAGCGTAGCTGCTGCGTCAGAGGCCGCTAGTGCTCGCATGAAAGCAGCCTTTGCTGAGCCTTTCACTGTTATAAGTGGCGACGACGGTGCTTCTCCAGTTGACGCTATCAAAAACAAAGTAGCAGAAATGATGTCAGCTTTAGGTGTGGGCGATGAGGGCGAAGGCGGCGGCATGGGCGGTATGTTCACTGGCATTGTTGAGAGCTTCAACTCAATGGGCGATACCGTCATGACCAAGATGGCCGAGATGTTCCCCGGCCTAGTCAAGTTCTGGCAAGTGCTTAAAGGGGGCAACCCTGACCCAGTTGAGGCAGAAGCCGGAGCCGCAGAAGACGGTCCCATGTCGTGGGCTGAAAAATGGCAACTAGCACTTGAGAAGTTTCGGAGAAGCTTGGCAGTCGCTCAAGACAGGAGCTGGTGGTGCTATCGACAAGCTGAAAGAAAAGTATCGATCGCTTGATGACGTGCTGATGGCTGGAGCGCAGAAGTCTAAAAAGATTCGCTGCAATTCGCCGGGCTATCTTGCTGAAAGAAGCAATCATGCAAGGAAAGGCCTGCGATACTTAAAGCCTGGAACAGTGCTCCATTCCCCGCAAACCTGCCCTGGCGTTCTCATGAACCACAGCGCAGACCGGCTTGGTTATACGAGACATCATGAAAGGCCAGGCACACGACGGCATGGATTCGTTACCGTCTACAGGTACATACATGCTTGAGAAAGGTGAGCGTGTTCTGTCGACTAGAGCTAACCGTGATCTGACAAGTTTCCTAGCTAATAATAACCAAGGTAGTAAAATGAAAGGGCCAGAGAGTGTCACGCTACAAGTTAACGGCGTGTCTGACCCAGACCTAGTGGTCAATGCTCTTGCTTCACGTAGGGGTGAGCTGGAAGCAATGATCCGGTCGATAAGCGCAGAGAATGTGCGCGTAGCCCCTTTCTAGGAGTAGAAAATGATCACAATACCTAACAGTGTTAGTACGGCGTTAGCGGCCAGCACCTACAGGACTTCACTGCTGGTGCATCTTCCTGGAGTTGGTTTCAAAATCACCGACAACCACAAGCCTATTACCTACAACTCTACGACCTATACGACGTCTGACGAGATTGTATTGAAGACCAGCAACGTCAACAGGACAACAGACTATAGCAGCTAATAGCTACACGCTAACTTTTGCTGGCGCAGACAAATCGGCATACCAGGAATACACCAATAGCGGTACTGACTACGTTAGGCACGTCGGCAAGACAGGCACTCTCTACCTCGCGTTTCTCGATGACAACTACGAGTTGTTGGATTCTGGAAGCGTCATAGAGCTGTATACCGGCGTAGTTCGATACCTGGGAGCTCAATGAGACAGCAACGACTAGTGAGTTCTCAGTCAAGTTATCAAGCCACTGGGCCACCGTTTGAAGTGACCAACGGTCGCTATACGAACAGCAGCAGTCAGCAGGAGTACTACGCAGGAGACGAGATCTTCAAGTACTCCCATCAAGAGAAATTACCGATTAAATGGGGTAGCTAGTATGGTTTGGGGCATTATTGCAGCAGTAATCGCGGTCGTTGCTTCCGCTGGCGTGTACTACCAGCAGAAGAAGATGGAAGCCCAGGCGGCCAAGCAAGCACAGGAAGCTAAAGCCGTACAAGTTAGCGGCCACGACAGTAACCGTGGTCTGTATACCGTCTATGGTCAGACGCTTGTCGGCTCTACTATTGTGTGGAAGCAAGTTAGCGATAAAGAGGCTAGGATTACACAAAGCGGCTTTACCACGATCTCTGCCGCTACTGGTTCCGAGCTAACAACTAACAAAGACCACAAAAACAATAGATGGCTGTACCGCGCTGTTACCTTATGTAACGGACCTGTTACCGACATTACCAACGTAACGATTGATGACGAGGGCTACCGATCCCCACGCTTTACTAACAAAACCAATAAACACTTCGCTACTACATACAGTCTCGGCCCTACAGCCGGACAAAACTTTTCGGCACTACGAACCGCTTACTCGTCTGACTTTTACGGATGGGCCAGTGACGCCACGGGTAAAGGCGTCGCCTACGCAATGGAGCGACTCTATCTAGACAAAGACAAACCAGCCTATCAGGGCGAGCCGCAGACAAGGTACAGGATAAAAGGCCGCGCGCTGTATGACCCCAGAAAAGACTCTACATCGTCAGCCTACAACTCTAACTTAGGCACTAGCTCGCATCGAGCTGACACAGCTACAACCTGGGAATACTCAGACAACCCCGTCCTAGCGCTTTTGGATTACATGCGTTCGGGAGAGTATGGCAGAGGCCTAGACCTGTCAGTGATCGATATCGACAGCATCGCTACGTCGGCTGATAAGTGCGACGTCTTGGTCGATATTCCACAGCGGCTGGCTAATGATACGGGCTCAGTAGTCACCTACTATGACCCAGAGACCGGCGAAACCTATATCGTCACCGTCAACGGTGATTACCCGTACTATCGCGCCGATCAACAAACCACAGGGACCAACGCCAACAAGCAACGACGCTTTAGAATTAACATGGCGGTCGATCCTTCCAAGGAGATACTCGACAACATTCAAGAAATCTTGAACGTGTTTAGAGGAAACCTTAGCTACGCAAACGGCACTTACTTTGTGCATATGGCCGACGTTGCTAGTCCAGTACTTACGCTTAATGATGACGACATTATAGGCGGGTTGAAGATAGCCAACGGCGACCGCTCACAGCGGATGAACCGGGCTACAGTTAAGTTTATTAACCAGGCTAAACAATACAAGACGGACCAAGTGAGCTGGCCGAGCTTAGACAGCAACGAAGACGGAGGCCTGTACGCGACCTACCTGGCGCAAGATGAAGACGAGAAGCTGCACCGGACATTTACGATTAAGGGTTGTACCGACTTTTACCAGGCACAAGACACGGCTGAGTTCTTAGTACGCGACAGTCGTTCTAATCTCTCGGTTAGCGGCACATTTGGAAGCCGCTGTTTTGGTCTTATACCTGGTGATGTTGTAGCGCTTGATTACGATAGTTCTGGGTTTAGCGGAAAGTACTTCAGAGTCATACAGACACAGGTCGACCTAGTGTCGATGAATGTAGGGCTACAGCTTAAAGAGTACGACAGCTCCGTCTACACCTGGAACACCAGTCGAGGTAACGAACCACTAGGTTTGTCCTGGCAGGAAGAAGTCGTAAACGCTGATCCGACAAACCTAACAATTGGGACAATTGCGACAAACACTAGAACGAGAGCTGACGGCTCTACTGCTCTGACCTTAACTGTTCCTTTCTCTGATGTGCCGGAAGCCGCGCAATATGTAGAGATAAGCTGGGCCATCAACAACACCAACGACTACAACACGCAGCTTGTTTTTGACACAGAGAGCCAGACGCAAACTGAGGTAGCGATAGAGCGTGACGGTGAGACTTACGCGATACGGGCTCGTTATTTTGCCACGAACAGCTACGGCACTCTAATACCGTCAGCTTACACAGAAACAACACACGCAGTAGCGAGTCTGAGCGGAACTAAGCTTGATGGTATAGAGACCGGCGCAACACAAAACACAGGTGACCTGGCTGACCTCGACACAGTAGACACAGATCAGATAGAAAATGAAGCCGTAAGCATTTTAAAGATCGCCAACACGCTTGAGACAACAAACTTCAGCACCACTAACGGAACAGGCTGGCAAATAAAGACAGACGGCACAGCTACGTTTAATGACGTAAATGTCAGGGGCGAAGTAGTCGCGACACAGCTTAACGTACAAGACGCAACAATATCGGGAAGCCTTAGAGCAAATGAGCTATCAGACGGCATTGTAAAAATAACTAGCGTTTCACAAGAAGTTTGGAACGAGATTGAAAGTCGCGTCGGGTCAACAACAGGAAGCACTGGGTTTTTTGAGTCTGCATCAGGAAACCTTACAGGTGGCGACTTAACGCTTACCACGGCATCGACGAAGGCTCACGCGGCAGGCCAAACTGTATATTTTGAGTTTGACGCTGTTTACTTTTGGTCTAGTGCTACCAGCGTCAGCGGTGACGATCTGTTACTAGACGTGAAATTTCAACACAGTACCGACAACGTCACGTACACAACCGCCAACACCACACAAATAACCATTGAGCGTCATAACTACTTTAACGGTTTTATGTATGACATTGATGAGAGCGTGCAGTATCAGCTAACGGGCTTGGCCGCTGGCAATTACTATTTCCGCGTATCACTTGAGCCTGTAGGTGCAACTCCCAACGCCTTCTCTATAGCGTACCTTGGTGTCCCTGTAACCTTTGAAGTCAATGAAATCGGCACAGGTACAGTTGCGACTGGTGGTAACGCTGATTTGTTAGACAACATCGACAGCACAGGCTTCTTACGTCTAGGCAGTAGCGGCTCAACGATAGATAACACGGCATACGGCAATCAGACCTTCACGGGTGACGTAACCGTGACAGGGAGCTTAATTCTGCAAGGGAGCATCGACCAGTACAGCGTCACAGACTTGAACGTAACCGACAAGACGATAACCGTTAACAGTGGAAACACTCAGTCACTTAGCGACGGCGCGGGTCTTATTGTAGATCGCGGCACTGCGGCAGATGCGTCTATTCTGTGGGATGAGACAGACGATCAGTTTGATTTTAGCCACGACGTAACTGCACCAAACTTAACCATAGGCAACTGGGACGCGGCGTACACCTACAGCCAAGTCGGACACCTTCCTCTCAGTGGCGGTGCGCTCACTGGCAACTTAACGATACCAGTTAGTAATAAGCTGTATTTTGGAGGAAACAACCACACCTACATAACTGAAGATACTGATGACCGTCTGCGCTTTTTCACGGGCGGCGCGGAGTTTATGCGCTTTACCGAAAGCACCGCGGATACAATAAATTTTTATCAAAAGATAGCTCAGACGCCTCCAGCAAATACCAACGAATCGTGGAAATTAACGGTTTCTGACAACATCGCAAATCAGATATTTACTGCAATGTTGCTTGACTACAATATAAGCGGCTCTGATGCAATAGTAGGAGCAGACCGAGCCCACAAAGGCTTCGTTATTGACGTAGATAGCAGTGCTACAGGCGGTACTACAAGTGACGAACATAGGGTGTATGGTCAACAGATAAACGTCAGGTGTACTGGTGACAGTGATATCATTTACGGACTTCACAATGTTGCAGAAGCACAGCAAACAGCAGGTACAGTAAGCCATTTATACGGCGTTTACAGTGAGGCGAGGGGAGACGTAACCTCTGGAACTCTGAGCAATCAATATGCTGTCTATGGGTACTCAAGTTTAGGTAGCGCCACTGGCTCTATCATAAGTAATGCGTATGGCGGTTTTTTCAAAGTAATATCTTTAGGCGCGCAAGACTCAAACGTCAATAAGATGACTGGTGTTTATGCCGAGGTTGAAGTTGACGCCTCTAGCGCAAGCACTGCCGTCTCAACCGCTATGTGTGTGGAAGCACAGTTCGACAACGATAGTGCTGGCGATGTCACCATAACCAATGGCTATCTGTTTTATGGTAACTATGCGGGAACATTACCAACAACAGCTTGGGGCGTGTACATCGCTGACACTGTTCCGAATAGGTTTAACGGCAGTATTGAGACAGGTCTTGGATCTACAACTACAGCGTCGTATGGGTTTAATGGCGACATAAATACAGGAATGTACTCGCCAGCTAACCACGAGGTCGCCTTTCTTGCGAATGGACAGCAGAAGCTCAAAGTCTCGGGAACAGGCATCGACGTAACTGGCACAGGTACTTTTACAACTGCGGACAACAGCGCACAAGTTACGCTTATCTCTACAGACACAGATGCCTTGGCGGGGCCACAACTTAATCTTTGGAGAAACTCAGGCACTGGGACAAACGGTGACTTGATTGGTCAAATTACGTTCACAGGTGAAGACACGGTTGGTTCTACAAATACGTTTGCAACTATTTATGGCGTAGCAGACCAAACAAACAACGGCGCTGAAGACGGCTCTATTCACTTCCAAACGCTTATCAATGGCGTTTTAGCAGATAGGTTTGAAATTAATAGTGCTGGGAATTCTGTGTTTACTGGCAATGTTGGTATTCAACAATAGCAGTCCAAACGCACCTTTAGAAGTTTCTGGTGCGGCAACGACTAGCACGGACATTGCACACTTTTCAAACAGCAACGGAGTGCAGAAGGCTGTAATTGGTATAGATGGTCAAGGTGATGGTCAAATCACTTTGATAGACGCAGCAAATAATACTGATGTGCTTTTCACAGCTGGTGGCGTTTCCTACATTAACACCGGAGGAAATTTTGGTGTTGGCACTAGCAGTCCACAAGCTCTGACGCACATATACACTGAATCTGGAATCAACACAGCAGACACACTGCTTAAGCTGACAAACGTGGCTAACACTGCGCGTTATGTAGGTTTCCAAGCTCAACGTGATAACGCTTCTGGACAAGGGTTGAATGTCTTAATCACGAAGACAGACGCTTCCGTTGTTAATGCTCTAACAATAGACACTTCTTCCAATGTTGGAATTGGAGATTCTAACCCCGCAGAAAAATTAACAGTTGCAGGAAACATTCTTTTAAACGCCTCAAACGCCCAAATAAACATTAAATCTGGCGTAGGAACAACGAGCGGTGCCGTCAACTGGACGTTTAACACTACAGGAACAGATTACGCATCTATAAAGCTACCATACGCTACAAGAGCCACAACTGGGCTTCACATAGATTCGGGCTACCCAATAACCATTGATTGCAGCACCAGAATTAACTTCGCTGTGTCAGGAAACACACGATTTCGCATCACTAATACAGCTTTTGAAGTAGGCACGACTCCCATAATTGATTTGAATAGGAATCTAACCAACATAGGCACGATTTCGAGTCAGGCTATCTCTAGCGTTGGTAACGCCACTATTTCGAACCCGTCGGCTGGTGCGAGCATAACTCTGAGAAGAACGGATGTTAATACAAGCGGTATATTTCTCGTAGGAAGTAGTTTCAGCTACATAGGAACAACATCGAATAAGCCGTTTCACCTCTATCAAAATAATGCTTCTGCGTTACAAATTGATACCAGCAAAAACGCAACCTTCGCAGGCAATATTTCGAGTGGGGATATCACCAGCACAGGCACTGGAACTTTTGGCACGCAGGTCGCCCTTGCAAAACAAGGAACTGCAACCTCATCAAGCGCGCAATTTAGTTCAGCATCAGTGGTATTTGAAGCAAGCGGATGGGATGTAAACAATGCTTTCGCACGAACTGGTCGCTGGACGATCAAAAATGTACCAACAGCGAGTAATTTCCCAGATTTTGATCTTAATTTTTATGAAGAAGGTAATGGCTTAAAATTTCAATTGCACGGCAGAGGATCGAATACTTATGTAGATCCTTTAGCCGCATCGTTTTATGGCGATGTAAATATCAATGCTTATAGCGCCAGTTCAAGTGATGGTGGTGATGGAAATTTAACTGTAGCAGGCACAGGCGCGTTCTCTGGCAAGCTGACTATAAGCAATGGTAATTACGCGAACCATTTAGAGCTTGTTCGTGGTAGCGATACGCTATACCTCACACCAAGTGGCGGTCAGTTACTTACTAACGGTGGACTGTCACCCGCCGTAACAAACCAATATGCCCTTGGTCGAACTGATAAGTATTGGCAAGATTTATGGCTAGGCACCTCGCTAAAAATGGGCGGCACTACTGTCATTAACGCTAGTCGCAACCTAATCAACATCGGCACTATCTCTAGTGGGGCCATTACTAGCAGTGGAACGATAACGACAAGCGGCAGTTTTGTCGGCGTTAACGCTATCGTAGACAATGTTATTGCCAAGACATCAGGCGGCAATATCTTATTTAAAACAAATGGCGGCTCGTCTATTGCTAGGTTTAATAATAACCAAAGTGCTGATTTCTTTGGCGCGATTAATAGCAGTGGGCTAATTAAAGGAACAAGGTCGATAACGTCTGCCGATGTTGATTACTTGCGTTTGCAGATGTCGTCGTGGTCACAACACGCGGGTTACCTAAAGAGTCTCGTTTGGCATGACGGCGCAAACAATATTGCAGGCATTGGGGCAGAATACGACCAAAGCAAAACCAATATACATTTTCACAGCCAATACAACGCCGGTTACAAGGGAACGAGCGTTAAGACGTTCAGCGTGTTCGGCAACGGTAACGTAGACGTTTTGGGTACTACTTTATCCGTAGGCAATTCTACGGGGGGTAATCAATTCTTTAAAAGACCAAGTGCAAATTATATTTTTGCAGATCAGACAGGCGGCTATCTAGTTTTCGGAACTAACGGGTTAAGCACAAGCCTATCGAATGCGTCACTAACGCTTGATGCCTCTAAAAATGCAACGTTTGGAGGCACCATCAATAGCGGGGCTATCACCAGCAGTGGGATAGTTGATGCCCCCTATTTTATTGGAGGCTCAGGGGCATACAGAGTTAAGTTTTCGGTTTGGACTGGCACTACATACGGTATAGGCATGAAAACCGGCTTTACCTACGGTGGTCTCGGAAATCAATACGCAATGTGCTTTCAGATGAATTCTACCGCTACTCGTGGTTGGTGGTGGGGCAATAATATCCAAACAGATGCCCAAGGCGCGATGGCGCTTACAACAGAGGGCAAGATGACAGTAAGCCACTCAATGCGGCTTGGATATGGCGCCAATGACACCACAACCCCCGGAGCGACTCATGCTTTAGATGTCAGCGGGTCTATCTATGCTTCGAGTGATATTTATGCGGATGGCGGAAACCTAATCATAGGCGATGACGCATTTAGTAATGATGGCAACTATGTTGGCCTTAAAACCTCGGCAATGACTGGTGCTTACGACTACATGATTATTTCTGCGCCGAACGACGGCAATACCTATATAAGCGCTAAAAATGGCAACTCTGTTTATATTCGCGGCGGCGGTAACTTGGCTTCCAACGAAATACGAGTTCCTGACAGCACGTTTATTCAGGTAGATACAAACAACTTTAATGTTGAAGGAAACATTACTGCGTTTCACTCTTCAGATGAATCGCTAAAAGAAAACATACGCGTCATTGATAGCCCCATTGAGAAAATTAAACAGATACGAGGCGTCTATTTTGATTGGACTGACGACTACATCAAACAACAGTCAGGCGATGGTCAGATTGACATTCGTAAATCCGACATAGGTGTTATAGCGCAAGACGTACAGCCCGTACTAGATGAGGTTGTCACTACCCGCAAAGATGGGACGATGGCCGTCAGATATGAAAAAATGATCGCGCTTTGTATTGAGGCGATCAAAGACCAGCAAGACCAAATCGATTTACTTAAAGATATCATTGAGGATATGAAAAATGGCAATAACTAACACGCGAACAGTTCAACGATGCGAAGTTTACCCACCGATGAGTGCTGACGATCATCCGACTGTGATGGTCGTTTACACGCACACTTTCGACGACACAGATGACGCAGAGCTTCCAGTCACCACAGACAAGGTTGTTCACTTAACGCGGTACGTTGTGACTATGGATGAAGATGGTACAGAAACTTCTACGGCTACAGACATGACCAGTCACGACCAGGTGGTTCAAGACATTGCGGCGGCTGTTTGGAGCTAATTCATGGCTAACCATACTGTTAGTATATTTGCGGATGCGGAAAACTCTGAAATTTCCGTATTGAACGGAGGCAGCAGCGGTAGTCCCATCCTTTTACAGGTTGGGGATACGTTGACTGTGCAGCACACGTTCGGCTCAAATGTATCTGGCAGTATTCCCGTCCAGTACTGGGACGCAACGCACTGGACCAGCGCTAGTACTGTATATATTGCGAGAGGTTCATCAGCAGTAAAGACGGTCAAGACTGGTGCAACGCTAAACACCACTGACACAATAAGCGCAACGCAGACCGGCTACACGACCGGCTTAATTTACGTCAAGATCGTAAGCAGTGTTGATACTACACCGAACGATTTTGCTGGGTCGCTTTCGGGTGTTACAGGCGCGGTGCCTGGTCAAGAGTACCTATTAGGAAACTTTGGCATAGGAGGTATAAACACCAGCGTAACTATGAGCGTCAGTGGTACAGCCGCCCCAGAAAGCCGTATAGGAACGCAGGGCACTAAAAGCGCCAGCTCCAAAACGGTCAACAACGGCACAACCGTGTACATCTGGGGAACAGCACCATCAACCTATAACAGCTCATCTACGGCGTCGGTCACCATAGGCAGTATGACTCGGTCTGTGACACTTACCACCCCGGCTGATCCCGCCACAGGAACGCGCATACCGTTCACACCATCAAGCGGAACAGTAAGCCTAGATGATGTACGGAGCTTTTTTGGACCTAAAACCGGCAGTGCTTCTATGTCCAACTACTATCGGGGAGGCTCCTATGTCATCGGCACAACAACAGGTAGCCCAAACAACTCCGGTGTCCCGGCCTCGGGAACTATCCAGCTCGACGACTTCTACAACTCGTTTACCACTATGTATTTTTCTACACCACCAAGTAACAAAAGCGAGTTTATAGTTACTACAAGCTCGTCCGGTACGGCTAACTTTAACTGGAATCGCACTGCGGATTGGGAAGTAGGGTTTGGGCCTGACATGGAGGACGGCGTCGATTACCGAATCACACACACCACAACTCAATACTCTGGGTACGCAGGAAGCATAGCTACCTACAGTTTAAGCTTCGGCGGGGTCACTAGAGACCTAAAGGTGGCTTCAAACCAAAGCGCACACACGTTCGCCTATGTGGCTAACAACGCAAACGCTATAAGCGTGACAGTGACCGCAAACGCCTCCACCGAGTACTTTATAATCGGCAAGATAGACTTGCAGATAAGGCACAAAGAACAAACGTCGTACACAGCAACTGAGACCTTTTACTACTACGTGACAATCTATGGCCCGTAAACTATAGTGATCAGCTATATACAGTAACCTTATAAGGAGGGGATTATGTCGGATCAACAAGAGATAACCGCAGAGCAGTACATGATCAATCAAACGATTGATAACTTAGCAAAAGCTAATGCTAACCAGGCGTTGCAAATAGCAAACCTACAAGCGCAACTTGCACTAATAGAAGCGCAAAGTAAGCAACGGGCCAAAGAGGAGGAGCCGATTCCTGGTGAAGATCCAATACAGCCCGACCTAGAGATGCCGGACATCGAACACTAACCAAGAGCCCCGAAAGGGGCTTTTTTCATTCTGGTAAATGGATATATCCGAAGACACAAAGTTCAACATCCCTCTTAGAAACATTATCGGCCTAATAGCCGGATCAGTGGTAGCTACCTCCGCATACTTACAACTCGACAGTCGACTGACAGCAATCGAGCATCGCAGCGAAATAGATCGCATGGAAGTCATCGCAAATTCCGATTTCAGAATTCGCTGGCCTAGGGGTGAGATTGGTAGCCTCCCAGCGGACGCAGAACAATTCCTGCGTATTGAGGCGCACGACCGCGACATAGAGAAACTATATCGTCTTCAAGATGAGCTTATCGATGTCCGTATACGGCTAGGCCAAGTTTTAAGCGAGATTGAGCAAATTAAAGGAGAGAAGTAATGGCTACTTATACATTCCAAAATGGGGACGGACCTTATCAGCTTTTCCCTACAAGCATCGAGCCTGAAAGCTTCGAGATAAGACATCCACGGAGAACGCTCGTAGCTGACTCCAGAAGTATGCGTCGTCAGTCGCGCTCGATCGGCGGTGTTCGCATTGAGGCGACGTTTAAGTTTCCTCCAATGCACAAAGACGAGTACGGCACTTTTCGCTGCGTTCTTTCGACTCATAGATGGTCGGCATACAGTTTTCGCTATGCGTTGGCCGTCTGTTCGCGACGACAGCAGTTACACGACAACTGTTTAAAGATCGGTGAGTACTACAACCGCAACAGCAGCACCTTAAATAATCAGCTGATGCAGTATGTGGGACTTAGCGGCGTGACCCTATCACCGATCCCCCCGGCGCGAGACACTGGCTACTGTGTCGTTAAGCCTACCGAATCTACCTTCCCACTCTAAGTGCTCACTTAACACAGACACGCCGACGATCGAATACGGATCGGACGGCTTCATTCGCTACAGCATGGACATAATCGAACGATGGTAAAATTCAAACAGATTGCATTAGAGCAGCTTAAAACACGACGAGGGTCTACGCTTTTTCCCTACCAATGTAGCGCTGACAAGCTGACCATTGGCTACGGCAGAAATATCCAGGATAACGGCATCTCTGAGTTTGAAGCTGAGCAGATGTTGCTAAGCGACACACAAGTAGCATTAGAAGACGCTAAGAAGTTTGTTGGCGCAGCTACTTGGGAAGAGCTTAGTGATGTGCGTCAGGCTTGCTTGATCAATATGGCCTTTAACCTGGGGCTACCTACTCTTAAAAAGTTTGAGTTGTTTAAAAAGGCTCTACAAGAAGGGGATATGGTTGAGGCCAGCTCGCAAATGTTAGATAGCCGATGGGCTAGACAGGTCGGCCAGCGCGCAAACAGGTTGGCCCATTTGATACAGCAGGGTTAACTATAGTGTATCCCTATAGTATAGTGTCCTTTGTGAGGAGGACTCGCTATGAGCACATTAAGCAGCTTTGCCCGTATGTTACGCAAACACGATTGGTACTATGACTACTCTGATGACCATCGTGCGTGGTGTAAAGGCCGGGATAACTGGAACAGAATTCAACAAACAAAAGCAAAGATCAACGAGATGGGAGAGCACAAAGCCCAACTCGGAGATGCGCTATTTCTAAAATACAAACCAGAGCAACTATAAGATGGAAGCCATTGACGCGCTAAAACTATTAGAGGAAAAAGCCGGAGGACCACTTAAGTGTTCGCGGTTGTTGTCCGTTGATTACACAGGAAGCTATGCGGCTTGGAAGTCAGGGAGGAAACCCATCCCTAGGTACATTCACGCCTCTATTGCCGCACACCTTGATGTGTTGGAGCGGGAAACCGGGTTCGAACCGGCGACCTATACCTTGGCAAGGTATCGCTCTACCAACTGAGCTATTCCCGCAGTGTTTCACTGTAGTTCTGCATCTTTGCCTGGCGAGTGTGTACGCATCGTGTACCGTACAAACCAGGCGTTTTAACCTCAACAACCTACCGCTATGCCTAGCTTTGTAGATAGATTGTGTACCTGCTACCTTGGCAAGGTAACAAGCACAACCCTACCTATATCGAAACACTGTAGTCTACATCAAAGAATTTACGGTCGTGTCCCACTAGATACAGCTCCGTAGTGGACTCGTCTGTGTGAGCCATTATCTTACTAATGGTTTCACCAGGAGCGCCCATAAGTTCTAAGTTAGCTGCCGCTAAAGAGCGTATCTCGTGGAACGTCGGGTGGTCGTCTGCTCTGATCAACTCCCTCATACATTCAGTAAACTGCTTACTGATCATGTCAGGCGTCATTTGGCAGACGTGCTCTTTCGTTTTACCGCGACGGTTAGCGCCGAAGTGTGACAACACAAACGGACAGTCTCTGTTCATCATAGCTAGTCGACGACATTCCTTGAGCTCATGTAGTAGCTGGGGGTGTTTCTGCAAATCCCACCTTAGCCTGGTCGCTTCGACCTCTCCCCTAGAGGCTATGCTCTTACTTACTGATACATACAGTGAGCCATCTCTAATATCATCCCACCGTAACTCAGCTAAATCGCCACGCCTCAGTGTAGTAAGTAGTGATAGCTGACAAGGCCTGTACGAGGCCGTCATAGCCTTTGTCGGTAGCAACACGTAGCACCCCATCAAACATACCCTTAGTCAGTCTCTGTCTTTTCTTTTTAGGCAAGCCTTCTTATCTAGTAGTTCTATAGGATTCGCCGGTAGCACTATAAGCCCTGACAACATACACCACTTAATGAAGCGATTAAGCTCTGGCCGTAGGTTGTCTTGTTGGTGCCTGGTTAGTGTGTCCCAGTAGTCTAAGAAGTGCGTCATCGACACCGTGGTCGGCTTACACATGCTTTCAAAAACGTCAGCAAACTTACGCAGCACGTATTACTGCCCCGCCATTTTTGCTTTGTTAAAAGATCAGGAGAGCCACCCTCTCTCCTAACCAGGTGACGATTGACTAGCTCGAGCCACGCTCCGGGCGGCGCTTTGAACTGTGACACAGCGGCTTCAGCAGCAAAGACAGCTTGTGTCTCACTAGCCGCTGTTATCGTCTTGTAGCTACCGTTAGGTAATTTGACCCGCCACTTATTAGGCCGACCTTTTGGATCTGAGTAGATCTTCATAGCAAGTCGCGATTGGAGTTCTTCCCGTAGATCGCTTTAAAGTAGTCGTCTGTTTCGTAGAACCGGACGCACTCTTTAGCAAAAGCTTGGGTGTCTACACCGAGCACTCTAGCCCATAGCTCGGTATCGTCTGGTGGTATTCGTACTCGACCGTTCTCAATTTGAGAGACCATTGTGAAGTACTTCTGACCCACTAGCCTAGCTAGATCGTGTTGTGTTAGTTGTGCGGCCTGTCGGAGTGACTGTAGTACTCGACCAAACTCGACACGTTTTCCTAAATCTGCTCTTGCGTTTTTAGGACGCTTATCTGCATTCATGACAGATCTCTCTCCCTTTTAGTTCAAGCGCCAAACGTACCACCACCGACGTTGCCGCTATTGTCGCGGTTGCCACTTTCGCATATATCTATCTGTAATGTCTATACCCAATGCGTTTATAAGTGTTGTTGCTGTAGTGCCTAGTTTTATGACACCAGCGTCTACAGTATGAGGGCCCCCTACAGCATCAATAGCTA